TGTTGGAGAAAAGCGACGTAGTCAACTTGGTTCCTGTGATTATGCCTATGACCAGAAGATGGCGTCCCTACGTCTATCTACTGTAGGCGATTATCGAGGGCAGGAGAGTTTGGTGATTCGCTTGTTGCATGATGAGGAGCAGGATTTGCATTTTTGGTTTCAGGATATTGAAGAATTAGGCAAGCAGTACAGACAACGGGGACTTTATCTCTTTGCTGGTCCAGTCGGAAGTGGCAAGACGACCTTGATGCATGAATTGGCCAAGTTACTCTTTAAAGGACAGCAAGTTATGTCCATCGAAGATCCTGTAGAAATCAAGCAGGACGACATGCTTCAGTTGCAGTTGAACGAAGCAATCGGGTTGACCTATGAAAATCTCATCAAACTTTCCTTGCGTCATCGGCCAGATCTCTTGATTATCGGAGAAATTCGGGACAGCGAGACGGCGCGTGCAGTTGTTAGAGCCAGTTTGACAGGGGCGACAGTCTTTTCAACCATCCATGCCAAGAGCATTCGAGGTGTTTATGAGCGCCTGCTGGAGTTGGGTGTGAGTGAGGAGGAATTGGCAGTCGTTCTGCAAGGTGTTTGTTACCAGAGATTAATCGGGGGAGGAGGAATTGTTGACTTTGCAAACAAAGACTATCAAGAACACCAGCCAACTAGCTGGAATGAACAGATTGACCAGCTTCTTAAAGATGGACATATCACAAGTCTTCAGGCTGAAACGGAAAAAATTAGCTACAGCTAAGCAAAAAAATATCATCACCCTGTTTAACAATCTCTTTTCCAGTGGTTTTCATCTGGTGGAGACTATCTCCTTTTTAGATAGGAGTGCCTTGTTGGACAAGCAGTGTGTGACCCAGATGCGCACGGGCTTGTCCCAAGGGAAATCATTCTCAGAAATGATGGAAGGTTTGGGTTTTTCAAGTACTATTGTGACCCAGTTATCCCTAGCTGAAGTTCACGGAAATCTCCACCTGAGTTTGGGAAAGATAGAAGAATATCTAGACAATCTTACCAAGGTCAAGAAAAAATTAATTGAAGTAGCGACCTATCCCTTGATTTTACTAGGTTTTCTTCTCTTAATCATGCTGGGACTACGTAACTACCTACTACCACAACTGGATAGTAGCAATATTGCCACCCAAATCATTGGTAATCTGCCACAAATTTTTCTAGGAATGGTGGGGTTTGTTTCCATACTTGCCCTTTTAGCACTAACTTTCTATAAAAGAAGTTCCAAAATGCGTGTCTTTTCTATCTTAGCGCGTCTTCCCTTCCTTGGAATCTTTGTTCAGACTTATTTGACAGCTTATTATGCGCGTGAATGGGGGAATATGATTTCTCAAGGGATGGAGTTGACGCAGATTTTTCAAATCATGCAGGAACAAGGTTCCCAACTCTTTAAAGAAATCGGTCAAGATCTAGCTCAAGCCCTACAAAATGGTCGCGAATTTTCTCAAACCATAGCAACCTATCCTTTCTTTAAGAAAGAGTTGAGTCTTATTATCGAGTATGGTGAAGTCAAGTCCAAGCTGGGGAGTGAGTTGGAAATCTATGCTGAAAAAACTTGGGAAGCCTTTTTTACCCGAGTTAACCGCACCATGAATTTGGTGCAGCCACTGGTTTTTATCTTTGTGGCACTGATTATCGTTTTACTTTATGCGGCAATGCTCATGCCCATGTATCAAAATATGGAGGTAAATTTTTAACATGAAAAAAATGATGACATTCTTGAAAAAAGCTAAGGTTAAAGCTTTCACACTGGTAGAAATGTAGGTTACTAAAATTATCTATATTTTCCACTTGATAACAATGTCCTCAGCTGTTACCTGAACCTTGTTTATAAGCCCTCTAACAAGTACCTTCTGTTTCTCATAATCCATTGAAAACACTTTTTCAGCGTTTATCAGTTTCCTCATATCAGCCTTTCTTTTGTTCTTCCTGAGTGCTGGATCGTTTTCCAGTTCAGTCTCAAGAGTAGCCCTCATGCTTATAAATTCGGCTGACTTGCTCTGTAATTCTTCAAGGGTAATGCGGTCATCTATGTATAGATCGTTGAGTCTGCTCAGTTTCTTTGATAGCTCCTCTATTTGTTTCTTATAGCTCTCACGGTCTATGGTATCAGCATTTTCTCCTGAAAATATTTTGTCCAGGTAATCAGCGTTATCTTGTAGTTTGCTTATTTCTTCTAGCACATAGGCCTCTAGCTTGTCTTTGTAGTAAAATCCTGAGTCACACTTTTTATTGTCGTTGTAGGTAGTAACGCCTCTCAGCGTTCGTGGGTGTCTTTGATGGCATTCATATTTTTTTAACCTGCTTCCATCTTTCCTCTTTACGCCTAACATAATTTTTAAAGGAGCGCCACAATATCCACATTGGGCGATACCGGATAGAATGTACTTAGCTTGGAATGGTCTAGGATTGACATTCTCTGCTGCTGTCCTTTGTCTGATTTTTAGCTCAGATTGAGTCTTATCATATTCCTCTTTTGAAATAATCGGCTCATGATTACCTGGATAAATTTCTCCCTTATACTGATTGAAACCGCAGTAGACAGGGTTATCTAGTATGGTTCTGACCGCCCGATAACTCCAAGGAACGTGTTTTTGGTATTTCTCATTCAGATCATCTCTCAGCTTAGTAATGGATCTCCCTCTCAGATAACTCTCAAATATAAATTTAACAGCAACGGCTTGAGCTGGATTGACAGTGATAGTTCCGCTCTCTCTGTGGTAGTCGTATCCATAAGACGTCTTAGCCCACATCATGGATTTCCCAGCCTTTGCACGCCCTATTTTCCCAAGTTGCATGCGTTCCTTGATTTGCTCCCTTTCTAGTTGAGCAAACACAGATAGTAACCCAATCATAGCCTTTCCAAAAGGAGTAGAGGTGTCAAAATTCTCTTGTAGGCTCAGAAACGCTATATTGTTTTTTATGAAAATATCTTCAATCAAGTAAAGCGTGTCTTTTTGACTACGGCTAAGACGGTCCAGCTTATAGACTAGAACTGTGTCAAATTTTCTTTTTTTAGCGTCTTTGATAAGACTTTCTAGCGCTGGTCTGTCAGTATTTGCCCCAGAAAACCCACCATCAGTATATATCTTGTATACATTCCAGTCTTTAATATCGCAGTAGCTAGAGAGCTTAGCTTTTTGCTCATCGATAGAGTACCCCTCCTCAACTTGTGAGGTAGTAGACACCCTGACGTATATAGCTACTTTATTTGTTGTTTTCATTGAATTTGTACCCCTTTTTTGATAAAATAGGTACAAGAAAAGACATCATGCGAGGTTATCTCCATGAAAATCCTTTCTTGTAATTGCTAGCCTCACGCTCTCGGTCGCCAAACTTCTGAGCGTGGGGCTTTTTTTATTTTTTAGATTTAAAGACGCATCCGCAGTTTCGACAGTGCCAGTTGTGTTTTCCTTTTTTACCAACTAGGCCGAGGAGGACGAATGGCCAGGCAATCATCCAGCCGATGCATCCAACACAACCATTGAAACCTTTACGGTCCTGCATCATGTATTCAATTTGATCACTGCCGCATTTTGGACAACGTTTTACATATTTAGCCATTATTTTATATTCCTTTCTTAATTACTTAAAGTCATGAAATTACCAATAATTTTTCCAATAATACGAGGGTCTTCGTCGTAAGGCGCAAACCTATCTTTATATTTTGGGTTAAGCGATACTAAGCGCAATCCGTCAGGTTCACGATAAACTTTTTTAATATACGTTTGACCATCCCAATCCACGGCATAAATGGCACCGTCATAGTCCCAACCTGTATCTCTTATGAGAGCGACGGATCCGTCTACGAATTTTGGCTCCATGGAGTCGCCGTAAACCCAGCTGGCGAGGTCATGGGCGATGTCCTTATCAAAATACACGGTGTCATAATTGCGGTCTTCTGTGTAACCATATCCTGTACCTGCGGATAGCTTTTCAAAAACGTGATATTCGAATCGCTCTTCGTTTCCCTCCCCATTCTGTGCCTCTAAGAGCTCCTCAGAGGTCCGTAGCACTATTTTTTTGTTTGGAGTGGTTAATTGCACCACCTTATTCGTTATCTGCTGTGTGAGCGAATCTGGAGTGTCTGGGAGGGAGGAGGATTCTTCTTTAAAAGTGGTATCTATATCTGATTTTTTAACACCGAAATAATCAGCTAGTTTTTGGATAACACCAAAAGAAGGAGCGCTTCTTAACTTCATATAGTCTGTCATAGTACTTGCTGTAATTCCAACTTCTTTAGCCAACTCTTTTTGGGTAATACCACGTTGTTTTCTAAAGTGTGTAATATTTTCAGCAATAATTTTCATTCGTTTTTTTTCATCCATTTACGATTACCTCGTATTTTTTATAATTCTATTATATATCATTTTTTATTGATAGACAATCGAAAATACGAAAAAATCCTATTTTTTTGA